CCCTCTTCACGAACTCAGGCGGCAGGCTGAATTTGACCGGCGCCGCCCATTTCAGCCGCATCCCGTGCTGCGGATCGTGATGCGGGTTCAGCGAAATAAGGGAGAAGGTCCCCTCTTCAAGCCCCGGCTTAATGTGCTTCACCCACGCCCTGCCGCTGACGTCCTCGCACACGCAAACTCTGCCGATCGCCTCGGTCGGAACCCCAAGGGCATCTCGGCTGTAGAACAGGATCGTCCCGGGTGGATACGCGGGGGACATGCTGTCGCCTTCGACCTCGACCGCCACGATGCCGTGTGGGTTCAGCTGTGGCGGGCAGGCAATGTGAAACAAGCCGTTTCCCTTGCCAAAGGCATCAACCAAGTCGACTTCCGCCCCGGCGCCGACTCGTCCTGCGACAGCGATGAGTGGCACCGCGGGGATATCTGATAACTGCCCGGACTTGCCGATCTGGATGATCTCGTCGACCGTGCGCCCTAGAACCTGGCTGATCGCATAGGCATTGGAGACCTTCGGGGCGGAGGAATAGCGGAACAGATCGCGGATACCAGACTCGCCCATGCCCGCGGCTTCCGAGAGCGGCTTCATCTTCCACCCCTCGGCATCCATGATGATTTTTAGGCCGCGCACGAAGGCGTCGAGGTTCTTTTTCTGCATATGGGGAAGATGCCCCACAAGTGGCGTTGGGGCCATGGGGGTCTTTCCCCTTGCCAATTTGGGGGAAATCCCCCATACCATGGTGCCCATGGAACAACTCATCATCGACCTCTCTGCATACGCTGACGCGACCGGGCGCTCCCCTCAGGCGGTGCTTCGGTCCGCGATCAATGCGAAATGGGGCACCTGGGATGCATGGCGCGCGGGCCAGTCGAGCCCGACGTTGTCGAGCGTCGACCGCGTGCGCCGCTACATGACCGCCCATCCACCGCTTCGCGAGGAGGCGGCGTGATGCGGCGTTTCGTTTCTCCTTTCGATGCCTCGCAAGATGGGCCTCGTCCGGGCATTCCACAAGAAAACAAGGTTTTGGAGGCTTCCGATGTATGACGTTCGTCTGACGGTTCGGGCGCATATGCGGGCGATGTCCGAGCGGCTTGGCGGGGTCGAGGGGGCTGCGGCTGCGGTTGGGGCGCGGTGGGGCGATCCGGTGTCGAAGGGCACGATCTCGCGCAAGCGCGACGGCTCGCTCGAATGGACGGTGGCCGATGTGGTGGCCTTCGAGGATGCGCTCGGCGTCGATGCGGTGACGCAGGCCCTGGCGCGGCGGTTCGGGGCGACCGAGGCGCCGCGAGGGGCCAATCTGACGGTGCAGGCGGGCGTGATGGCGCGCGAGGTCGGCGAGGCGGTGGGGGCGCTGTTGCATGCGCTTGACAGTGCGCGGCCCGAGGACCGGGCGCGGGCGATCCGCGAGCTGGACGAGGCCGCTGCGGCGATCCTCCAGGCGCGCGGCCTGCTGGAAGCCGGAGAGACCCCATGATTCCCCGCGCCGATCACACTTGCCCGGCGGTGCGGTGCCTCGGTGCGGTGGGGCTGCGTGCCCGCCGCACCGTTTTTTCTTCCGATCTGGTGGCGCATGGGGCTGCGCACCGGATGGGCGCGGCGGCGCCTCTCTCCTCCCTGCGCCGCCGTGCATCCACCCCGCGCGCGCCGGGTCAAGCGTGTCTTCCTGTTGGATCTCTGGCGGGGTGCGTCTCGCCCGTTTTTTCCGTGAGGGTTTTGTGATGGCTGATAGCGTGGTGCGATACCAACTGACCGCCGCAGAGCAGGACATTCTGAACGAGCGTCGCGGCCAAAGCACGCGTGAGGGATTTTCGGTCACGCACGACGACCACCATGTCGGATTTCAACTGTCTCAGGCCGCAGATGAATACCTGCGGGCTGCGGTGTTCTGTGGGCGTCATCCAGAGGTAACCCCGGAGCTCGTCCGTCCGTCCGGGTCATGGCCATGGTCGCCGCGCTGGTGGAAACCCTGCGCGCCACGCCGGATGCTGGTCAAGGCTGCGGCGCTTTTGATCGCAGAGATCGAGCGCATGGACCGGGCTGCCCGCAGAAATGGGGGGGCGGTATGATGGATCGGCCGGACTGGATGGGGGCGTTCGGGTCTGATGCCGTGCTGATCGGCGCGACAGTCGATGACGTGGCCGCACGCTGCGGTGGGCGGGCAGTTTATCTGGCCACGCCCTACAGCCGCGAGGTCGTGGTGGCGGACGCCTGGGATTGGGGCCTTTCGATGCGCGCCTCGGTCGTCGCCGCGGCCCAGATCGGGCGGCTGGCGCGGGCCGGTGTGACGGCGATTTCGCCTATCGTGATGGCGACGGACGCGTGCCATGCCGATCGCGCGCTGGACCCGCTGGATCAGGCCTTCTGGAGCGCCTGGTGCATGCCGCTGCTTTCGGCCTGCGGCTTGGTCTATGTGCCGCCGTTGCTGGGGTGGGCGCGCTCGCGCGGTGTGGGTGCCGAGATCGAGTGGGCGATCGCACATCGGGTTCCGGTGCTGATCGGGGAGGCGCTGTGATGGCCATCAAGCGCCGCAAAGGTGACGGGGATCTGGATTCGAGGGATCTGCAAATCTGCCGCATGCTCGACGAGGGATCGTCGCAGGCAGAGATCGTGCGCGTCATGCGGGTGAGCCCGGTGACGGTGACGCAGATGCGTTCCGCTCTGCGTGAGATAGACGCGGAGGATCAGGCATGATCGCGCCGGTTGCCTCCGTTCCGCGCCCACGCGTGCATGATCGCCTTGGATTTCCGCTTGGCACGCTTGGCTTCGGCATCTTCGACCATCGCGACGGCGGCGTGACGTTCAGCCTGTGGCCGGGTTCCGCATGGGATGGGCGAGCTCTTTTTTGCGGTCATATTGAGTGTGGCATGGCGGCGCAGGCGCGTGCCATTGCTGATGCAATGGATGCCCGCAGATTAGTGGATGTGGCGGCGCCCGTGGCCGTCAGGCGCCTGCCCATGTCTCATGTTGAGGTACTACTGTGGCCGTCCGAGTTTGGTCTCCGTGCGCTTTACGGGCCGGATAGCCGACCGGTTCTGGCGCGCGCTATGAACACCAGCAAAGCGGCGCGGGATCTGCGCCGGATCGCGGGCGTCCTTGGGCGCTATGAGGCGCAGATCTTCGGGGGTGGTCTATGATGACGGGCCGCTGGACAGCAGAAGAACAGGATCTGGCGCGCGAGCTGCGCGCCTGCGGGTATTGGCTGGCCGAGGTGGCGGGGTATCTGGCGCATCGCTTCCCGCGCGAGGACGGCGCGCTGAGCGTGCGCGAGATCCGCGACATGCTGGCAGGGCAGGTGGGCGACACGGCCGCAGGGCAGGGCGCGCGGGGAACCGATGCTCAGGAGGGGGTGAGATGATTGATCCGGCAAGGCCGAGGCTCGTGCAGATGGACGAGATCGAGGAATATCCGATCGGCCGCGACGAACGGCTCGACGCGCATGCCTTCGTGAAGTGGTGGCATCACCGCTGGCTGTCCTCGCGCACCTTCCGCCTGGCGTCGTGGGAGGCGCAGGGGATGGCGCGGGCGCTGTTCGATATGTCGCAGACCGAAAGCCCGATCGGCACCTTGCCCGACGACGACGATGAACTCGCGGTGATGCTGCGGGTCGAGCGGCGGCGGATCGGGGAGCTGCGGCGGGCCGAGTTCGGGCCGTTCCGGGGGTGGCGGCGTTGCCGTTGCGGGGATGAGGTGCGGCTGATGCATCCGGTGGTGCTGGAACAGGTGCGCGATGCGCTCGACCGGCGCGAGGCACGCGAGATGTCGCGCGAAGCGGCGGCGGTGCGCAAGCGGCGCGAGCGGCTGCGCGAGGGCTTGGGCAAGCTCGGGCTGTCCGACGCGGTTCTGGCCAGCGACATGCTGATCGAGCGCATGGATGAATGGATGCTCGCCCATGTGCGCGGACGGCGCGACGGGCAATCCTATGGCGCGGCGCTGCTGCATGCGCGGCGCGAGAGGTGGCTCTAGGCGGGGGCGTGACTGTCCCGCGAGTGTCACGCGTGACGGTTTGTGACTGTCACGGACAGTCCGCGGACAGTCACGTCTGTCGTGTGACAGTTCTGCGTAGAGAAGAAGAGACAAGAAAAGACAAGAACAGACAGACGCAACCGTGACGATCGACCGAGGGGCGCCTGTGGATAAGTCGGGATTTGCGAAGAAAAGGAGACAGAGGCGATGGACAGCACAGAGCAGAAGATGGCCGAGAAACGGGTGCGCGAGATCCTGATCGAACCGCTGGAACGGCGGGGGCTGGCGCGGCCTGCGAGCCTGACGCGGGCGCAGTTCGAGGCGATGGTGGCGGATCTGTGCGCCCGGCTGGCCTATATGAGCCCGGCCAATCTGGCGGCGCTCGAAGAACAGGTGGCGGCCAACCCGGCGGGCAAGGACCGCGACCGGCTGCCGATCGGCAACAAGATCCTCGATTGGGCCGCGATGATCCAGCCGCCCGAGGAAAGCGTCTCGCCGCTGATGCGGGCGGTGTTTGCCAGCCGGATCGGGCGCGAGGCGCTGGCCGAGGGCTGGGCGCCGGAACTCCTGGGCAACCTGCGCCGGGTGCGGCAGTTCCCGGGCGGTTTCGCCGCCTCGCAGATCCGGGCTGCGGCGGATGAGGCGCGGCGGCGGATGATCGTGCTCGAAGAACGGCTGGCGGCGGGGCAGGAGCTGCACGCCGATGACCGCGCCTGGCACGCCCGGCGGCAGGCCGCGCTGGCCAAATGCCACGAGATCGCAGCGCTTGCGGGCGAGGTGGCATGATGGGGCTGGCAGCTGTTCACGCCCGCCGCCGCCCGGCGGTCGAGGTTCTGGCGGCGGTGCTGGGCGGGGCGGATCTTGCGGGCTTCCATCCGCTCGATCTGGAACTGGGCCGCGCCTGGGGCCGGGTGCTGGTCTGGGCCGAGCGGGACGGGGCCGTGCGCCCGCACACCTTGGGCGAGATGCAGGCGCTGTCGCAGGCCTATATCCTGTCCCGCGCCGCGCCCCCCGAGGCCTGCGGCCCCGAGATCCCGGCGGCGCCGGCGCGCGGTGCGTGTCGGGTGTTCACGATGCGGCAGGTCCGGCCCGGTACGCGCAACACGATCGAGGATACGGGATATCAGGGCCCGGGCGAGGTGCAACCGCGCAAGGCGGTGTGCGCGGCGGATGTGTTCGACAGGATGGAAGCGCGGGCGGGCGCTGCGAAGAAGCCCGCGCCCTTCACGCCCGGTCAGATCGCTGTCGCGCGGTTTTACCGGACGCTGGTCGAGCGGCACGAGGCGGGGGCGATCAAGCTGTCTAGCCTCGAGGGACGGACGGGCGGTTCTGGCCGTGGCGTCGATGTGACGGATCTTCGGCTCGATGAGGCTCGCAAGATCGCGGTCTTGCGGCGGCGGATTGGCGACGGGGCGGCGATGGTGGTGCGCCGGGTACGCCCGAGTGCGCGCGGGGCAGGGGCTTCGGTCATCCTCGACCGGCGGCTGGTGGATGCGGTTTGCCTGGAAGACATGGATCTTGGGGCTGTGCTGACGGCGCACGGCTGGTCGAAGCAAGGCTGTCGCCTGGACATGTTGCGCGATGCTCTCGGGGCGTCGCTCGACCGGATGCAGGGCTATGGTGGCTGATCTGCAAAAAGGGGATTGACGCTTAGACCACGCGGCGCCATATCTTTTGCCATGATCTACACGAGCGCCCGGCGGGAACTACCCGACCGGGCGTTTCTATTTCTGCGAGGTGGAGATGGCCGACAGTGCTCTGGACGTCTCGGGCTTCGTTTCTGCGATCAAGGTGATGGCGGATCGCGATCTTCGCATCGCGGCGGCCTGGGCGCTCAACGACACGGCGCAAGAGGCGAACGATCACATCCGGGACCGGATGACGGTCGTGTTCGACCGGCCCACGAAGTTCACTGAGAACGCCTTCTATGTGCAGAAGGCGCGTGCCGACGATCTGACGGCCACGGTGATGGAACGCCCGACGCGGGCGGCGCGGGACTATCTGAAGGTCGAAGAAGAGGGCGGCGCGCGGCGGCAGACCGGGTTCGAACAACAGATGCAGCGGGCGCTGGCCTATGAGGGCGTGATCGCGGCAGTGATCCCGGCAGACGAGGCGCGGCTCGATGCCCATGGCAACTGGTCGACGGGCGAGCGTAATCAGGTGATGTCGGCACTGAAGATCCAGCGCGACTATGCCGCGAACGCCACGGCGCGCTCGACCCTGCGCGGGCGCAAGCGCAAACGCGCGACTTATTTCGTGCCGCAATCGGGTCTCTATCCGGGGATCTACCGCAAGGACGCCTCGGGCAATATTGGCATCGTCGCGATCATCACGGCGAATGTGCCGAGCTATGCGCCACGGCTTGGCTTCCACGAGGAAGCTATGGCGATCTTCGAGGCGCGGCTGCAGGGGCATCTGTCCCGGGCGCTGAGCAAGATGTTCTACAAGCGGCTCGGCTAGGACAAAGGGCCCGACCACGCAGCCCCGCCCGCCCGGGTCCTTCCCGGGCAACCTCGTCGCACGGGTAATTCGCACCCTGTTTCATTTTTCTGAGCAACTTCAATCACCTGTTGGTGTTGGGGTTGTTGTTGTTATTGCTGGGGATGATCCATGAACACCATCACGCTCGACGACGGGAGCGTGCTCGATCTTGCGCGCTATCCGTTGCCGGATGGGGTGGATGATGACGGCACGCCGCTCAACCGGGTGCAGCTCGCGCGCGCTTTCAGCGTGTCCGAGAACACGATCACCAAGTGGGTGAGCCTTGGCATGCCGGTCCTGTCGGGCGGGCAGAACGGAGTCTCTTACGAGTTCTCGCTGCGCCAGTGCTATGCTTGGCGGCAGAACCGTGAGGAGCGGCTGCAGGCGACGAAGGCGCGGGGCGACCATCTGGCGGCACAGGCGGCGCTTGCCTTCCGCAACCTCGACGACGACCAGGCGGAGGAAGAGGCCGCGCTGACCGCCGACGAACTGCGCAAGTGGTCCGAGGCGGAGTATCACCGCAACCGCGTGGCCGAACAGCGCGGCGATCTGGTGCGGGCCGACCGGATGCGCGCGGCGCTCGACGACATCCTCATCACCTTCGGCTCGGCAATGGAGACGCTTCCGGACTTCGCCGAGATGGAGTTCTCGATCTCGCCCGACCAGGTCGAGAAGCTGAAGATGCGCTGTGACCAGACCCGCGACGAGGTGCGCCAGAAGATCGAGGCGCTGTTCTCGCGGCCGGGCGCGGTGATCGCGCTCGGGACGCGGCAAGGGGAGCTGTCGGTCTGATGGTGGAGATGGTCGATCGCGGCATCGGTGCGCTGTCGCGGATTCCGCCTTTGCCGCCATTCGTGACGCCCGAGGAGATGATCGCCGACGCGCTGCCGCTGCTCGATCCGCCGAGTCGGATCAGCGTGACCGAGGCGGCCGAACGGGCGCTGCGGGTTCCGGTCGCGGGCCGCTGGGAGGATTACAGCCGCGCGGTCACGCCCTATATGGTCGAGCCGCAGGACATGACGCAGTCGCGCCGGTTCAAGGCGGTGATCTTCACCGGGCCCGCGCAGAGCGGCAAGAGCCAGATGCTGCTGTCGGTGGCTTCCCATGCGGTGACCTGCGCGCCGGGCCCGGTGCAGCTGATCCACATGACCCAGACCGATGCCAACGCCTGGGTGGAGGAGAAGCTCGATCCGGCAATCGAGAACAGCCCGCTTCTCCTCGAGCGGCTCGGCCGGGCGCGCGACGACAGCACCTTCAGCCGCAAGCGGTTCCGCGGCGTGCGTCTGGGGATCGGCTATCCGGTCGCGAACCAGCTGTCCTCGCGCTCGCAGCGCATGGTGCTGCTGACCGATTACGACCACATGCCGCAGCGCCTCGGGCCGAAGGACGCGCCCGAGAACACGCCCTTCGGCATGGCAATGATGCGCATTCGCACCTTCATGAGCCGCGGCTGCGTCGTGGCCGAAAGCACCCCGGCCTTCCCGGTCGATGACACCAAGCCGCTGCCAGTCGTGGCGCTCGAGCCGCACAGGATGCCGGAGGTGACGGGCGGGATCGTGAAGCTCTACAACGAGGGCACGCGCGGGCGCTGGTATTGGGAATGCCCGGATTGCGCGGAGCTCTTCGAGCCGACCTTCGAGCGGCTCGACTATCCCGAGGAACTCGACCCCGGTGAGGCGGGGGTGCGGGCGCAGATGGTCTGCCAGCACTGCGGCTGCATGATCAGCCACCGCCAGAAGGTGGAGTTGAACCGCCGGGCGATGCAGGGGCGGGGCGGCTGGCTGCACGAGGCCCGGAGCTTCGATGACGCGGGGCGCCGTCGCCTCGTGCGCATCGACGACCCGGATCTGCGCCACACGGCCTATGCGAGCTATGCGCTCAACGGGGTCGCGGCGGCCTTCGTGAACTGGGCTGAGCTTGTGCAACGCTATGAGAGCGCCCGGCGCGCCTTCGCGATCTCGGGCGACGACATCGACCTGGCGGGGGTGTTCTATACCGACCTCGGGCTGCCTTACCGGCGACCGAAGACCGAGGAGGAAGACGCGCTGACGGTGGATGCACTGCGCGCCCGGGCACGGCCGCTCGACAAGGGGATTGCGCCGGGATGGGCGCGGTTCGTCGTGACCTGTGTCGACGTGCAGGGTAACCGCTTCGAGGTTTCAGTGGTGGCCTTCGGCGAGGATGGCGAGCGGATCATCATCGACCGCTTCGCGATCCATCAGCCGCCGGACGCGGCGCCGCGGGCGAAGGGCGATGACGGCAAGTATCGCGCGGTCGATCCGGGGCGCTATGCCGAGGATGCCGAAGTGCTGGCCGAGCTGCAGGACCGGGTCTATCCGGTCGAGGGGCAGGGCTGGGGGCTGAGGCCGGTGGGCGTCGTGATTGACTTCAACGGCCCGGCGGGGTGGTCGGACAATGCCGAGAAGTTCTGGCGCAAACGCGCGCGGGCCGGGCAGGGCGGGCGTTTCTATCTGTCGATCGGGCGCGGCGGCTTCCGGCAGTCCGACCGGGTCTGGCACGAGGCGCCCGAGCGGGCCTCGGGCGGGCGCAAGGCGCGCGGCATCAAGTTGCTGAACATGGCGGTGGACCGGCTCAAGGATTCGGTTCTTGCCGCACTCGAGCGCGACGACACCCGGATCAACGCGCAGCATGTCGCGGCCTGGATGGAGACCGAGCACCTCGCCGAGCTTCTGGCCGAACAGCGCGGCGAGAAGGGCTGGGAGAAGAAGCCCGGAATCCAGCGCAACGAGACGCTCGATCATTCGGTGCAGGCATTGGCGCTGGCCGAGCATCTGGGCCTTGCCCGAGTGAACTGGGAGGCGCCGCCCGACTGGTGCGTGGCGGGGCTCACGAACGCCAATGCGGTGGCGCTGGCGCGCACGAATGACGCCGAGAGTGCCAGCGACACCCCGGAGACGGCGGCCTTGCCGCAATCCATCAACTTCCTGCGGAGACGGTAGGACCCATGGCTTTCACACAGGATGACGCCGACCGGCTGCGGGCGGCGATTGCAAAGGGCGTGTCGCACGCGCGGATCAATGGCGAGGAGCTGACCTTCCGCTCGCTGGCCGACATGAAGGAGACGCTGCGGATGATCGAGGCCGAGCTCACCGGCATCGGGACGGCGGCTGGCTTCTCGGTGGGCTATGTCCACACGTCGCGGGGGTTGTGATGAACATCCTCGACCGGACGATCGGGTTCTTCGCGCCGCAGATGGCGCTGCAACGCGTTGCGGCGCGGGTGCAGACCGCGAACCTGATGAACTACGACGCCGCCTCGCGCGGGCGGCGTACCTATGACTGGAAAGCGCCAGCCACCTCCGCTGATGCGGCGGCGTTCGGCTCGCGCGCCCGGCTGCGCCAGCTCAGCCGCGACATGATCCGCAACCGTGCCTATGCGACGCGGGCACGCGACGTGGTGGTGGCGAATGTGGTGGGCGAGGGGATCATGCCCTCGATCCGCAGCACCGCGGGCGAGAACGCGAAGGCAACGGTCGAGGATCTGCTGCAGCGCCACTTGCTGAGCACAGCGATTTGCGCGCTTGGGGAATATGACCTCCTTGAGATGCAGCAGATCTGCATGTCGAGCGTCTTTGCCGATGGCGAGGTGCTGCTGCGGCGGCGCTGGCGGCGCGGGGCCTATGGCCGACATCTGCCCTTGCCCTATCAGGTCGAGTTGCTGGAAGTCGATTGCCTCGACACCACGGTCTCGTCCTGGGGGGAGAACCAGGTGATCGAGGGGGTGGAATATGGCCCGACCGGCGCAATCGAGGCCTATCACCTCTTCAACGAACATCCCGGGGCGGTGCTGACGCGCAAGCCGCTGCAGTCGAGCCGGGTGCATTGGTCGGATGTGATCCACATCCGCCGCTTCGAGCGCGCAGGCCAGCTGCGCGGGGTCCCGTGGCTTGCCCCGGTGATGATGACGCTTGGCGAGATCGCGGACTACCAGGAGGCGCAGATCCTGAAGCAGAAGATCTCGTCGCTGATGGCGGTGATGTTGAAGTGGACCGGCGGCGCGCTGCGGCCGGCGAACAGCGGCGCAGGGCTCGACCAGCTCGCGCCGGGCGCGATTGTCAGCCTGCCCGATGGGGCCGACGCGGTGCCGGTGAACCCGCCCTCGATCGAGGGCTACGACGAGTTCATGACCTGGGGGCTGCGCACGATTGCGGTGGGCCTCGGGATCACCTTCGAGTCGCTGACAGGCAACCTGCGCCAGGCGAACTTCTCGAGCGCGCGCATGGGGCGCAACGAGTTCGACCGGCTGGTGCGGATGTGGCAGCGCGGGCTGATGATCATGCAGTTCGGTGCCGGGATGGAACGGTGGTTCCGTGAGGGGATCGCGCTTGTCGGTCATCAGGGCCTCGAGTTCACCATGGACTGGACGCCGCCGCGGCGGATCATGGTCGATCCGACCCGCGAGATCCCGGCGATGATCGAGGAGATCGACGCGGGGCTGGTGAGCCGCCAGAGCGCGCAGCGCGAGCTGGGCCGCGATCCCGAGCGCATCCGCACCGAGCGCAAGCAGGATGCCGAGGCCGACAATGCCGCAGGCCTAGAGGCCCCCGCTGCAGCCAACAGCAATCGCAAACCGGAGGCCGAGGCCTCGAACAAGGAGGACGACGATGCGGACGGGCAATGACCTGATCGTGGGCGGAGAGCTGATCCTGAGCGGCGATGTGCTGCTCGACGACTGGGTCGGCTGGATGTGGGAGGAAGACGTGTTCTTCGCCCCGGGCATGGTGCGCCAGGCGCTGGCCACCCTGGGCGAGGGGCAGGTGACGGTGCGGCTCAATTCGCCGGGCGGCCACGCCGATGCGGGCGAGCAGATCCGCGCCATCCTTGCCGGCCACCCGGGCGGATGCCGGATCGTGGTCGAGGGTGTCGCCGCCTCGGCCGCCTCGCTGATCTTCATGGCGGGGGCGGAACGGCTGATGTCGGCAGGCTCGCACCTGATGATCCATGACCCCTCGGGCGCGATCTGGGGCAACGAGGCCGAGGCCCGCCGCAAGGCGGACCAGCTCGGGCTGACCGCCAACACCTATGCCGCCGTTTATGCGGCCGCCTCGGGCAAGTCCGCGGTCGAGTGCCGCGAGATCATGAAGGCCGAGACCTGGTTCGGGCCCGAGGCCGCGATCGAGAACGGCTTTGCCGACGGGATTGCCGACGGGGGAGTGGCCGTGGTCGCACCGACCGTTCCCGCGCTGGCAACTGTCCAGACCGCCTACATGAGCGCGCGCGACAAGCTGCAGGCGCGGCTTGCGGCGGCACCCACCCCTGAGCGGGCCCCGCGGCCCGGTCGTACCCCCGCCGTCAGCAGCGGCACCCAACACAAGGAAACCGACATGAATACCCAGACCCAGACGACCACGTCGACGGCGCCCACCACCACGCCGCCGCAAACGCCGCCGGTGACGCCCGCGCCCGACACGATGGCCGCGCCTGGCGGTGCGGCTGATGGCATCGCGCAGGAGCGTGCCCGGGTGAAGGCGATCCGCGAGATGGCCGCGCCGCATGTCGCTGCCGGGCGGTTCATGCAGGCCGATCTCGATGCGCTGATCGACGGCGGCGTGAGCGTGGCCGATGCGGGCTCGCGCATCCTCGCGACGATGGCGGCCAACGAGCCCGCCGGTCGCAGCGCCGCCCCCGCCGCGCGGATCGGGCGCGACGAGACCGAGACCCGGATGGAGGGGATGATCGGTGCGCTGATGGGGCAGGCGGACGGGCCCGCCACGATGTTCCGCGGCATGCGCCTGCGGCATATGGCGATGGAACTCGCCGGGCCCGCGCGCGGCTACAATGATCTCGAGTCGATCCGGCGCGGGATGGCCTCGACCACGATGATGGGCGGCGCCTATGGCGTCAGCGACTTCGCCTATATCACCACCGAAGTCATGAACCGTACTCTGCTGGCGGCCTATCAGCGCCGGGCAGCCTCGTGGCAGCTGGTGACCGGGGCGGCCCAGACGGCGACCGACTTCCGCGAGCTGCACGCGGTGCGCTTCGGTGGTGACTTCGCGCTCAAGCGGGTGCGCGAGAACGGCGAATACGAGGAGGCGGTCCTGTCGGACGAGGCCGAGGGGCTGAAGGTCGAGCGGCGCGGACGCACGATCCGGCTGACCTTCGAGGCTGTGGTGAATGACGATATGGGCGCCTTCAACCGGATCCCGGCCGAGTTCGCGATGGCCGCGCGCGCCATGGAGAATTCGATGGTCTGGTCGCTCTTCCGCGCCAATGCGAAGCTGAAGTCCGACGGCAAGTCGCTCTTCCATGCCGACCACGGCAACCTCGCGGCGCCCGCCGCGGCGATCTCGATCACCAGTGTCTCGGCCGGGCGCAAGGCGATGTGGGAACAGCGCCCCTTCGGCTCGAGCGACAAGGACGATTTCATGCAAGTCGAGCCGGACCGGCTGATCGTGCCGCCCGCCCTCGAGCTGGTGGCGTTGCAGTTCGCGACCAGCACCACGCCCGGCGAGGACGGCAAGGTGAACCCGTTCAAGTCGACGCTGACCCCGGGCGTGGTGCCGAACCTCGGCGCCGCCGCAGGAGGCTCGGATACCGCGTGGTATCTGGTCTCGAGCGACCTGCCGCCGATCGCGCACGCCTATCTCGATGGCTATGCCGCGCCGACGGTGCAGACGATCGAGGGCATGAACCCCGATGCCGTGGTGATGAACGCCCGCCATATCTTCGGCGCTGCCGCGGTCGAACATCGTGGCGCCTGGAAGAACCCCGGCGTCTGAGGGACGCCTTTGATGATCTGACGAAAGGGCGGCTTTGGCCGCCCTTCGTCGTTCCTGCACCCTGAACAGAGAGGATCAAAGATGAAGAACTGGATCAGCCCGGGTGAGCATATCACCCTTCCCGCCCCCTCGGCCGTGTCGTCGGGCGCGTTTGTCGCAGTCGGCGCTATTTGCGGTGTCGCCCAAGGGGCGGCGGCCCTGGGCGAAGAGGTCGTGCTCGTGCGGCGCGGTGTTTTCGATCTGCCGAAGGTGGCCGCCGAAGCCTGGGCCATCGGCACCAAGATCTATTGGGATGCGACGGCAGAAGCGATGACGACCACCGACACCGACAACACGCTGGTGGGCGCCTCCGTCGCGCTGGTCGCGGGCGGGGCGGCCAGCGGTCGCGTGCTGCTCGATGGCGTCATCCGCTGATGGCTTCTTTCTTCGACGGGATGGCGCATACGCTCAACGCGCTGTTCGGCGACCAGGTCAGCTACACCGCGGCGGGCCGCCCGGCGCGCCCGGTGCAGTCGATGTTTCGCGAGGAACTGGCGGATGCAGAAGATGACAGCGGGCGCGCGGTGATCATCGGCATCCCGACCTGGAAGGTGCGTGGCGGCCTCGTGCCGGAACTGGCCCGCGGGGACCGGATCGAGCCCGGGAATGGTCGCGTCTATGCGATCACCAACTTCCGACCGAGCGCCTCCCCCGATGAAGAGGCTTTTGTGCTGTGCGAGCTCGAAAGGATCTTGCCGTGAGCGCGCGGGGCACTTTCCGGGCCATCGCGCGCGCAGCCCTCGAGGGTGATCCCCGGATGTCTGGGTTCACCCTGCTCTCGGCCTGGGCCGGGGGCATCAATGCCGAGCTGCTGCCGGTGATCGGTGTCGTGACCCCGCAAGAGCGGGTGACGCCGCTGACACTCAAGCAGATGCAGCGCGCGCTGCGCCTGCAGGTCGTGGCCAAGCGCCTCGGCGGCCCCGACCTCGAAGACGAGATCGATCTCGATGCCGACGCGATCGAGGCCTGCGTGACAGCTGCGATGCAGGCGCAGGGCATCCGTTGCCTGCCCGAAGACGTCACCACGACGCTCAACGGCGAGGGTGAGCAGAAGATCGGCACCGTCGTCGTGACCTTCGGGCTCGAATACCGCCGCACGATTGGCGGCTGAAGGCCCGGCACGATCCGCGCCCATCATGACAAACCGCCCCGGCCGCAGTCCTGCGGCCGGGGCATTCGCAGGCCCCGCCAGGGTGCGGGGCCTGTTCATTCGAGGAGGCGCCAATGCCGAAAGTCACCAACACCACGAAGACCGACCTGATCCTGCCGACCGGCCACAAGCTGCCCGCGCGCCAGACGGTTGAGCTCGACCAGACCGTGCTGAGCACTGTCGATAACCACAATTTCCTGTGCGGTCGGCTGGCCGCCAAGGTGATCGAGATCGCCGGGACCGAGGCCATGGCCCCGGCCTCGGCAAAACCCGCAACGCCCGAGACCTCGGGCACTGACAAGAAGGGCTGACCATGACCAACATGACCTATATCGGCGCGACCGTCGAAGCCGCCGCGGGCAAGCCCGCGACGATCGATGCCACGGGTTTCGCGGCGCTGAGCTTTGCCGAGATCGGCGAGATCCTCGAATGGGGCGAGATCGGCGATACCTCGGAGGATTCGACCGAGACCACGCTCAAGGGCCGGGTGATGCATACCAACGGCGCCGTCGATGGCGGCACCTGCGATTTCACCTTCCTGCTGAGCGGCGCCGCCGACACCGGCCAGGCGCTGCTGATCGCGAAGAGCAACACCAACGACGACGTGTCCTTCAAGATCACCGACCCCGACGGCGAGATCTCGTATTTCCACAGCAAGGTCGCGAACGTGCGCGACCGCTCGCGCACCGCCTCGACGCAGAAGGGCATGAGCGGGCAGGCCCGGATCAACTGCGCCGTCGTGCGCGTCGCCGCCTAAGCGCAGAGCCCTGCGCCAAATCGGGCGCAGGGCATCCCACACAGACAAGAGACAGAGGACAACGACGATGGATTTTGCGCAGTTCGACAGCCGCACGGCGGCCGAGAAGCCCGGCCGCGTTCACCTGGAACATCCGGTGACCGGTGCCAAGCTCTATGCCGACGCTGAGAAGACCAAGCCCTGTATCGTGCTGGTGCGTGGCACCGAGAGCCGCACGGCGCAGAAGGCGCTGCGGGAAGCCCAGCAGGCGCGGATGAAGGCCAAGCCGAAGAAGGGCGATGTGCAGATGCTCGAGGACCTGCACGCCCAGATGGTCGACAGCGCCGTGCCGCTGATCGCGGGCTTCGAGAATGTCTCGCGCGGCGCGGCGGCGCTGACGCTGGCCGAAGACGATCTGCGCTGGTTCCTGAACCTGCAAATGGTGAACGGCCAGGAGGGCGAGCGCTCCTTCGTAGAACAGGTGCTGGCCTTCGCCGCGCGGCGCGACAGCTACCTGGGAAACGCCGCCGCCTCCTGATCCTCTACGCGCGCCAGCTCGGGCACCTGCATTCGGTGCCCAGGAGCTGGCAGGTGTCGCGGCTGACCTTCGCCCAGAAGCGCGGGCGCGATCTGCGCCTGCCGGTGCTTGATGCGGGGCGCTACCTGATCGAGGCGATGCAGCTCGTCGGGCCGATGCGGCCCGGGCTGGCCGAGGCCCGCGCCACCGACTGGCCCGAGATCGAGGCCTTTGCCAGGGCGACGGAACGGCTTTCCGAGCCTTGGGAGATCGAGACGCTCGCGGCGATGTGCGCGGGCTATTGCGCGGCGCTGAAGGCCGGAGAAGACCCTCTGGCGATTGCGCCGGTGGATCTCGACGACAGCACGGCGGGCTGAGCGGCCCGCCGTTTTCCTTTGCATGATCGGATATCCAACATGTCGGTGAGCAGCCCCGCAGCAATGCAGGCGAGTGTCGGTCTTGACCTCTCGCAATACGAAAGCCGATCGCGCACGCTGGTGGCCACGACGCAGAAGATGGCGGCGAACGTCAATCAGTCCATCGCCGGGATCTCGCGCACGGTCGCGGGCTCGGGGGCTGCCTTCGAGCGGCTGCGCGCCTCAATCGATCCGGCCTACGCGGCGACGCTGCGCTATCGCCAGATCCAGCAGGATCTGGCTGCGATGGTCGAGCGGGGCGATGCCTCGCAGCGCGCGGCCAACATCGCGCTCGAGCAGGCGGCGAGCCGCTACATGGGCGTCGCCACCGCAGCCGAGCGGGCAAAACAGGGCGCGCAGGAACATGCTGCGGCGGTGGCGCTCTCGAAAGGGCAGTACGAGGCGCTGCGGGCCTCGCTCGATCCGGTCTATGCGAGTTCGAAGCGCTATGAGGCGGCGCAAGAGGCGATGACGGCAGCCGTCAAGACCGGCGCGATCACGCAGACCCAGGCGAACCAGGTGCTGGATCTGGCCGCGCAGAAGATGCTCGGCATCGCACCGGCAACGAACGCTGCAGCCCGCGCCAGCAAGGGGCTCTTCGCAAGCGTTGGCGGCGGACAAAACGCGATGAAGCAGTTCTCCTTCCAGCTGAACCAGGTGGCGCAACAGGGCGCCGTGACCGGCAACTACCTGCAGGCGCTGAGCGTGCAGGCCGCCGACATGCTGACCGTGTTCGGCATGTGGGGCATTTTGGCAGGTGGGGCCATCGCTGTGCTTGGCCCGCTGGCCATGAGCCTCTTCGGGGCCAGCGAGAAGGCACGCTCCCTCGATGAGATCATTGGCAACCTGTCGTCCTCGGTGGGTGCCATGAAGGGCGCCGTCGAACAGGCGGCCATTCCGATGGCGGCGCTGCGCAAGGAGTTCGGCGACAGCGCCGAGACGGCCCAGAAGCTCTTTGAAGCTCAGCTCGCGCTCAGCCAGATCAAGGCCACCAGCGCGATGCAGGAGGCCACCCAGAAGATCAGCGACCTCATGGGAGGGCTGATCGAGGATTATGAGACCTATGGGGAACTCTCGAGCAGCATTTACCAGAACGAAGATCGCCGCGTCGTGCAGATGAACCAGATCAAGGGGCTCTCTGCCGGGATCAAGGAGGAGTATGGCCTGACCCTTGTTCAGGCGACCTCGGTCGTCGGCGCAGTCAAGGAGATGAATGCCGCGCTGGCGAGTGGCAACATGGACGCGGTTGCGTCCGCCGCGACCAAGTTCCTGGGCGGGTTGCAGCAGGCGCGAGATGCATCCGGCAGCCTCCCGAAGGATCTCGTCGATGCCGCCCAGGCGGCGGGCCAGCTTGCCGTGAACGCGCTGCAATATGCGGGCCACACCGACCAGGCCGAACGGCTGGCCGCCGGGCTGGCGATCAACCTCGATGATGCGAAGACCGCGGCGCAGCAACTCGCCTCGGCCCTGTCCTCGGCGGCGGCTTTCTCGGTCAATCTCGATGCGCAGGTTGCCTCGGTCGGTGTCGAGATCGAGGCGCTCAAGACCAAGGCGAATGCCGCGAACGCCGTGATGGTCGCGGGGCTCGAGGCGCGGGCGCAGGCAAACCGGAACGCCGCCGTCGCCGCCGGGGCCGATCTGGTCATCGCCAACGCGCGCTATGCCACCGATATGGCGCAGATCGGCACCCTCAAGGATCTGCTCGCCCAGAAGGAGCAGCTGATCGAGAGCAACCGGGCCGAGGCACGCTCGGCGGGATCGGCGACGCGCGCGGCCGAGCGGCTTGCCCGGCAACATGAGCGCGAGCTCGATGCACTCAGGGCATCGCTCGATCCGCTCGAGGCCTATCGGCAAAAGCTCGCGCGTCTTGTGCCGCTGCAGGCGGCGCTGTCGCAAGACGAATGGGCGCAGGCGGTCCGCGATCTGAATGTCGAACTCGCCGATAGCCTGCCGCTGGTGGGCGAGTTCGCCGATGCGATCTCGACCGGGCTGGTCGATGGCTTCACGGGCGGGCTGAGCTCGATGACGGATGCGCTCAAGTCCTGGCTTAAGCAGGCGATCGCGATGGCGATGAAGAACCAGATCGTGATCAGCATGGGGCTGACCGGGTCCATCTCGGCGGGCGGCACCGCAGCAGCCGCCGCAACCAGCGGCGCCATGTCGGGGATCGGCACGGCCTTCTCGGCGATCTCGCTGGGCATGAGCAATTTCGCGGGCTCGGTTGTCTCGGCTGCCTGGGGGTCGATCACCGGTGCCTTTTCGGGCGGGTTAGCGGGGCTTTCGGCTTCGGTCACAGGGGCCTTCGCAAACCTCACCGGCAATGTGGGTGCGCTGCTGAGCGGCAGCGGCAGCTCGATCGTCTCCTCCCTCGGCGCGCTTGGCTCGGCCATCGGGGCTATCGCAGGCCCGATTGCGATCGTCGCGGGGGTGGTCAGCTTCTTTCGTACCAAGACCAAGCTTCTTGATGCGGGCATCAAGGCGGTGATCAGCGACACCGATGTGCTGGTCTCGACCTACAAGAAGGTCAAGAAGACGAAGTTCTGGGGGCTGAGCTCCTCGACCAAGACCACCAGCACCGCGGCCAGCGAAGAGGTGGCCAATCCGATCACCCAGGCGATCAATGCAACGCAGGCCGCGATCCTGTCGATGGCCTCTGTTCTCGATATTGCCGCCGACGAATTCGACGCCTTTTCCTATGAGCTGAAGGTGTCGACCAAGGGGCTCAGCGACGAAGAGATCGGCAAGGCGCTGGCCCAGGCGATGTCGGATGCGGCGGACGCCTATGCGCTGATGATCGACGGGCTCGAGGATCTGATCGCGACCGGCGAGACAGCGACCGAGGCTCTCACCCGGCTCAGCACCGCGCTGACCACGGTCAACGGTGCCTTCGACACGCTCGGCTATTCGCTGCGCTATGCGGGGCTTGCCGGGGCGGCGGTGTCCTCGGCGCTGCAGGATCTGCTCGGCGGCGCCGACGGCTTCACCTCGGCGGTCTCGACTTATTGGGGCACCTTCTATTCCGAGGCTGAGCAACAGGCGATCCTGACGCGCCAGGCCGCGACCGCGCTGGCGGCCTACAACGCCGCGTTGCCGCGCTCGCGCGACGAGTATCGCGCCCTGATCGACGCACAGGATCTGACCACCGAGGCAGGGCGCGCGCTCTGGGCGGCCCTCGTGGGGATGGCCGGTGTGATGGATCAGATCCTGCCACCGGTGGCCGGGCTGACCGCGGAACTCGAGACCCTGCTCGGGATGGTATCGACACACCTCGATGCGGCGATCAGTGCGGTGACCGACAGCCAACGGGCCGCGGCGACAGCGGCGGGCAACTGGATCAAGGCCGCAGAGACGATCGGAGAGTTCATCCGCGCGATGCGGGTGACCCCGGGTGCGCTGGTCTCCCCGGCACAGGCGCTGAACGCCGCCCAGGCGCAGTATCGCGACCAGCTCGCCTCGGCGCGCGCGGGCGATCTGGAGGCCGTGAGCGGGCTGACCGGCGCCGCGCAGACCTATCTCGACAATCTGTCGGGAACCGCCGGCACGGCGGTCGAACTCGCCCTCGCGCAGGCACGGGTACTGTCGGATCTGGGCACGGTGCAGAGCGCTTCCGAGGCAGAGGGCGCGAAGTGGGAGGTGATGCAGGGCCTTTATCAGGAACAGATCGATCTCATGACCGAGGTGCGTGACGCCATCGCCGCAGGCAATGCGCTGAGCGCCGCGCAGATCGCCACGCTGAACGCAGGCCTGGGTGCGCTCGACGGTGCCTCCGGCATCGACGCGGCGCCGCTGGTCGCGCTGCAGGGCGCGCTCGAGGCGCTGGCGGCGGCAATGCAGGCCGAGACGGCACGGGCGGCGCACGACACTGCCGTGACGCGGCTGAACACCTATGCCGCCGGTCTGACCGCAGATGCGAGCGGGGCGTATTTCGTGACCGACGCGGATCTGGCCGAGATGGCCCGCCTGATCGGCTATGACAGCAGCGGCAAGACGGCAGATCAGATCCACCAGTCGATTGCGGGCTATGATGCGGCCGACCTGGTCGGCAGCACGATCTACGACCCGACCGGCAGCCAGGAGGCGGCCTATCTGGCGGCACAGCAGTTCCCGGCCTTCGCGCGCGGCGGCTCCCATGACGGTGGCCCGGCCTATATCGGCGAGAATGACCTCGAGCTCGTCGCGCCCTCGCGGGTCTACAACCCGTCCGAGACGCGCTCGATGCTCGACAACCGGCAGGTGGTCGAAGAGCTGCGGGCCCTGCGCGAGGAGCTGTGCGCGCTCAAGGATGAGAGCCGCCAGCTTGGTCTGCAGACCGCCGACAACACCCGCAGCATCGCGAAGATCACGCGCAAATGGGATGCCATCGGGCAGCCGCCCGTACAGGAGACCAACCCATGAGGATCATCGAACCGATCACCATCACCGAGGCGATGCTGCTGTCGTCGAATGTCGCAGAGACCGACGCGCCCACCTGGGATGCGGGGGCGGGCTACACCACCGGGGAACGGGTCGTGCGCGGCCATGCCCTCTATCAGGCGGTCACCGACAACACCGGGCAGGATCCTCTCGCCGATGCTGCCAGCGCCTTCTGGGTCCGCCTCGGCGCGACAAACCGCTGGAAGGCCTTCGATCGGCTGATCTCCGATCCGGTGATGCAGGCGGGTGAGATCACCTATCGGCTGCGGCCCGATCGCCGCGTCGATGCCATTGCTTTCTTCGGAGTCGCCGCCGCCGCGATCCGCGTCACGGTCACCGATCCGGTCGATGGCGTGATCCATGACCAGAGCCACAGTCTCGTCGACAACAGCGCGGTCACCGACTGGTGGTCGTATTTTGTCGAGCCGGTGATCATCGTCGATCACGATGTCTCCGCGGGCATCCCCGCCCACACCGGCACGCAGATCGACATCACCTTGACCTCGGACGGTATCACCGAGGTCGGGCAGATCGTGCTCGGCCAGTCGCAGGCGCTTGGGGAAACGCTGACCGAGACCGAGATCGGCTTCGAGGACTTCTCGGTGAAGGAGCGCGATGCATGGGGCAATGCGGTCATCGTCGAGCGCGCCTATTCCGATACCACGAAGTTCCGCTTCAGCTTTCCCACCGGCGAGGCCCGCCGCATCCGCAAGATCCTCGCGGGGCTGCGCGCCATCCCCGCCGTCTATTACGCCGGAGACGAGACGGGCCAGTTCGGCACCACCGTCTACGGATTTTTCCAGGATTTCTCGATCCCGCTGACCACCACGGTCAGCTTTGGCAGCCTTGAAGTGGAGGGCCTGACCTGATGACATTGCCTACGATCACACCGCCGCCCGCGGCGCCCAGCCGGAACAACCCGGTGACATTCCCGGCCGCCGCAGATGCGATGATGGCATATTTTGCGCCTTTTGTGGACGGGCTCAACGACCTGGTGTCCGGCCTCAATACCCTGTCCGCACAGCTGCTGGCCGCGGCAGAGGCCGCAGATGCGTCGGCTTCGGACGCCAGCACGGCGCAGACCGGGGCCTCGAGCGCGGCAAGCACGGCCGGCGCCGCCGCTGCGGCTGCCGCCGCCGCAAGGGATGCGACGCTCGCGGCCTATGACAGTTTCGATGATCGCTATCTTGGGGCAAAATCGGCACCCCCCGTTGTGGACAATGACGGCGCGCCGCTGGTGGCGGGATCGCTCTATTTCGACAGCACCAGCGAGAAGATGATGCTGTGGACCGGCTCGGCATGGGTGGCCGCCTATGTCTCCGCCGAGGGCCTGCTCGTTGCCGCGAGCAACCTGGCGGACCTGACCAATGCCGCAACCGCCCGGGCAAATCTCGGGCTCGGCGATCTGGCAACGCTGGATGCGCTCGATTTCTACAAATCGGATGCGACGTGGATCTCCGGAGCCGACAGCGGGCAAGCCACGATCAGCCCGGCGCAGCTGGCAGCCACAATAGGCCCGCGGGGCATGGCGGAGCCGCAGGCTCTTGCCGGATCGTCTGTCATATTTTCGGGCATTCCGGTGGGCGCGAACCATGTCGAGGTGACGTTGGTCGGCGCCTCGCTCTCATCGAGTGGACTTATCTCGCTCCGGCTCGGAACGTCTGGGGGCATCGTCTCCACAGGGTATTCCGCAGCGGCATCGCAAAACGGAAACTCGGGCGCCACAAGCGCATCATCCAGCAGCACCGATATTCCCGTTTCGGGTCAAACGAGTACTTCCGCATCGATCACTGGAACGATGGTTCTGAACCGCGTCTCCGGCAATATCTGGGCCGGATCTGGGTTCTTTGTCGATTCCGTAGCCCCCAGGGGCGGCGGCGGCGGCGGATACGTCGATATCGGCGGCGACATCTCGCAGATCGCCATCATCGCGGGCGCGGGAAGCTTTGACGCAGGCACGGCCATCATCGCCTGGAAGTAGTCCGGCCATCGTCTGATTTAGACCAGTTACATCGTCCTGGGGTGTCACGTGAGCGCTGGCGATATGAGCTGGCCTGTCACGGTGCCGAGCGCTGAGACCTATGCCCAGCACGTCAACCTGATCGTGATCAGCGAGAGCGCTTGATCGGGAAGTTTCAAAAACAATGAAAACAGGAGCCAATCATGGCGGACAAGTTCAAACACCACATGGAGAGTCTCGAATCTCCGGCATCTCGTATGCACCTGATCACGCCGAATGATGACGCAGATCTGCCGGTCATCCCGCGCGCGCTGTGGGTGCAGGCAAGTGGTGATCTGGCGATCCGTGATGCAGCAGGGACCGAGGTAGTGATTTACGTCATCCAAGGCGCATTCATCCCGATCCGCGTCGTGCGCGTGCTGGCCACCGGCACCACGGCAACCGTGATCGGTCTCGATTAGGGCCAGCACCCCTAACATCACCGTGGGGCGCCAACCTGTGCCCCGCCTGCGCCGCCCCTTCGTGGGCGGCTTTTTCATGCCGGAGACGAAGGTGGCAGAGGATACGACACGAGGGCTGATCGAAGCAATGCAGGCCGTGATGGGGGGCGCCGTGACCACGCTGATCAGCGCGGGCGCGG